TGTGCATGATGAACTTGTTATGCTCTGTAAAGATGAAGAAGTAGATGAATGTAAAGCTTACGTTGAACAGTGTATGACTACGGCACCTTCATGGTGTAGTGACTTGCCTTTAGGTTGTGAAGTTGGTGTAGGTGATAACTATATGGATGCTAAGTAATGAACTTTGATAAATTTAAAGTTATTGATAATTTTATTCCAAAGTTTTATCAAGAAGAACTTAAAAGCAAACTTATAGGAACTTCTAAAGGACATGGCTTCCCATGGTTTTTTACAAGCGACATTACTTATGGAGAGCATGCAGGAGAAGAAAATAAAAACCCAGCGTTTAGTCATTTGTTTAAACATGATGATGTATATACTTCACCACAATTTAGTTTAGTTCAACCCTTAGCAGATAAAGGCATCAAAGAAGCAGGGGTTACTTACAGAAATATAATACAAGCGAGGGGGTTTATTCAAATCCCTATAGCTGAACATTTTAAAAAATCAGAAATAGATTTGTTACATATAGATGCTCAAGACCCTCATCTTGTTATTTTGTATTATGTAGTTGATGCCGATGGTGATACGATATTAACTGATTATAAATATAAGATAGGCGAGATAGATAGGCAAGATATGAAAGTTAAAGACCATAACATAATAGCTAGAGTAACCCCTAAACAAGGTCGTGTATTATTATTTGATGGTAGCTACTACCACACTGCCGAACAACCAACAAATAGTATTAGATGTGTTATCAACATGGATGTAGCCGCATGAACTATTATGAGATAGAAAAAAAATCAACCATACTACAAGATATTGTAGATTATGCTTTTGTTCCAGGTGCATGGTTAAAATATTATAACTTTGATATACGCCCTATACCACAAGATATACTAAACAAAGACCCATTCTTTGTTTGGTTGTCAAAATATAAATACTTTGCCGCAATACTAAAGTTAGACCCTTATGTCTGTTATGATTGGCATAAAGATACAAGACGAGGTGTAGGTATAAACATGATACTAACCCCTCATGCTAGAAGCTATTGTGTATTTACAGATAACAAAGAAGGTGTAGTATTTAAAACAGAAGAGCTTGTATATAAGCCTGGAACCTACTACCTATTTAATACACAGCAATACCACACAGTGTATAATTTTGAAACAGATCGTTATATGATGAGTATCGAATTTGAATTAGATAAAGACCAATTAACTTTTGACAGTTTGTTAAAAGATATTAAGGAGAATAACATTGGCTGAGTTAAAAACGTGGTCTTATTCTAGTGCTACAACATTTGAAAAATGCCCTAAACAATACTACCATTTATATGTAGTAAAAGACTTTAAGCAAGACCCAAACACTGAGCACTTTTTGTATGGTAATAAGGTGCATAAAGCATGTGAGTTATATGTCAAAGATGCCACACCATTACCTACTGAGTTTCAAGCTTTTGAACCTACCTTAGATAAGTTGTTAGCAATTCCAGGGGATAAGTATTGTGAGTATAAACTAGGGTTGACTAAAGAATTAGAGCCTTGTGAATTTTTTGCCCCTAACGTATGGTGGCGAGGTGTAGTTGACTTACTTATAGTTAACAAGGAAGCAGGTCAAGGCACTTTAATTGACTATAAAACAGGTAAGTCTAGCCACTTTGCCGATACAAGACAGCTATCTCTATTTAGTTTAGCTATATTTAAACACTTCCCAGAACTAACATCTGTCAAGGCAGGACTCGTATTTTTAGTATCAAAAGAGATACTAAAAGAGGACTTTAAACCCGAAAAAATAAGTGAAATGTTCGCAGAATGGAGTACAATAATAAAAAGAATGGATAGTGCTTACGAGACTAATGTCTTTAATGCGGTGCCTAATTTTGCCTGCCGTAAGTTCTGCCCTGTTCAATCATGCGCTCATTGGGGAAAATAATGGCTAAAGCTAGGGACTACCAAAAAGAAAATATATATAAATCACAACCAGACCAAATCAAGAAACGTGTAGAAAGAAACAAAGCTAGACGTATGATGATGCGTTTGGGCAAAGTGCATAAGGGTGATGGTATGGATGTCGACCATATTAAACCTTTAAGTAAAGGTGGTGCTAATACAGTTAGTAATATGCGAGTTAGAACAAAAAGTGAGAACAGTTCTTTCTCTCGTAATAGTGACAACACACTAAAACAAAACGTACCAACAAAGAAGAAAAAATAAAAGTTTCATCCGCAAGGCACGAGTGCGATAAAACCGTGTCAGTTATGGATAGGTTTCCTTTCTAAAATAATAAACCTATGCTGTGGCAGACAGTAGGCACGCTACTTCCCTCTCTCGGTGGCGTGTCTATTTCTTTTTAAGGATATAATATGGCTAGTAAAAATGATATAACAGGTGATTGGATACAATCTAAACCTAACAGTGAAATGTTTGAAAAGAACTTTGATTTAATTTTTGGTAAGAAAAAGAAAGAATCCTTAGCAGAATATGAATTAAATAAATCTACAGGGGAAGTTCAAAAAGTATTTGACTTTGAAGAACATAAGACTACAATAGAACACCCAACTAAAGTAAATGAAAAGTAATGGAAATATATAAAGACAAGGCTCTAATCGTTAATACAAAAAGACCACAATTAATTTTAGATAAAATACCTAAGAGCAAAATTATTAGAACTCATGAAAATGGCGTAGCACAAGTCATTGTTAATTGGGGACTAGAAGAAGTGCTTGCTCTATCAGAACTAAGAGTTAAGAATCCACCTTCCCCTATTAGTATAGAATACAAATGGCCTGGAATTCATACCCCCTTTGACCATCAACGAACAACCGCTGAATTTCTTTCAGCTCATAAACGTGCCTATTGTTTAAGCGAAGCAGGCACAGGCAAAACTTCCGCAGTTATATGGGCCGCAGACTATTTAATGAATAAAGGATTAATCAAACGCATGTTAGTTGTTTGCCCATTATCTATTATGCAAGCCGCATGGCAATCAGACTTCTTTAAAACAGCTATGCACAGAACTGTGGGTATTGCTCACGGAACAGCCGAGAAAAGAAAGAAAGTATTTGCAGAGAATACTGACGCAGTTATTATTAATTACGATGGTATTGAAATAGTAGAAAAAGAAATTACTAATGGTAATTTTGATTTGATTGTAGTTGACGAAGCTAACTATATTAAAACTGTAACTACACGTAGATGGAAATCAATAAACAAGATTGTAAACCCCAACACATGGGTATGGTTAATGACAGGAACACCTGCCGCACAATCCCCTGCCGATGCTTACGGACTAGCTAAACTAGTTAACCCATCATCAGTTCCTAAATATGCAGGCACATTCAAAGACATGGTGATGCAAAAGATAGGACAGTTTACATGGGTGCCACGTTTCAACGCACAAGATACTGTATTTAAAACTCTTCAACCTGCTATTCGTTACACCAAAGAAGAATGTTTAGACTTACCTGCTGTTCTATATACTACTCGCGAAGTTCCATTAACCGCACAACAAGAAAAGTATTATAAGAAGCTGAAGAAAGATATGTTTGTACAAACTTCTGGAGTAGATGTAACAGCAGTTAACGCAGGAGTTATGCTCACAAAACTATTACAAGTTAGTGCGGGGTCAATTTATTCTGACGATGGACAAGTTGTGGAGTTTGATATAGCTAATCGAATGACTGCTCTTAAAGAAATTATCAGTGAAGCAAGCCATAAAGTATTAGTGTTTTGTCCGTTCCGCCATAGTATAGAGAAGGTTATGACCGAGTTAACAAAAGATAAAATACCTTGTGAAACTATTCATGGTGATGTTTCAATGAATAAACGAACAGAAATATTTAAAGCCTTCCAAGAAACTAAAGACCCTCAAGTATTAGTTATTCAACCACAGGCGGCATCTCATGGTGTTACATTACACGCAGCGAACGTTGTAGTGTTTTGGAGTCCTGTGATGTCTGTTGAAACATACATACAGTGTTGTGCACGTGTTGATCGTGCAGGTCAACGTAATCCTATGACTGTAGTTCATTTACAAGGAAGTCCTGTAGAAACAAAGATTTACAAGATGTTGCAAAACAAGATAGACCACCATATTAAATTAGTAGATTTATACAAAGAGGAGATAAGTGAATGATATTAAATACTTTTATGGCGGCATTCTTACTGTATAACTTTAACGCAAGTAAATGGTGGTGGGTGGGATTAATTATTATCTGCTTACTAGACACTTTTCACGAAATAAATAAAATTGACAAAGTAAAGTAGGATGTTATACTTATAGTTCAATGTTTAAGAGGAGGATGTATGGAAATAAACGAAGTTAACTTAGAAAAACTTATGACTACAGAAATAGCCATGAGAGACAAGATAGATGATTTGGAAAACCAAATTAAAGATATTAAGGCACAACGTGAACAAGTCCAGATGGCTTTAAACGAAGCGTGTCGACAATTAAATGTAAGTAGTTTAAAAACAAAAGTGGGAACCTTAACTAGAACACTTAAAACCAGATATTGGACAAGTGATTGGCCTTCTATGTATAACTTCCTTAAAGAGAACGATGCACTAGAGTTGATGGAGAAACGTATTAGTCAAACTAATATGAAAGACTTTATCGCTACTAATCCTAATATAGCACCACCAGGATTACAAACAACTCAAGAGTATGCAGTTCAAATTCGAAGAAACAAAGATAATAAGGAGACAGTATGAGTACAGAATTAGATATATTTTCACAATCAACAGGCGTAATAGAACACGCTAAACGTAATGATGGTTTTAGTTCTAATGTAACAGCATCAACTATCACATCAAAAAGTATTACCATTCAAAACAATAGTTTTGTCATGAAAGTTAATGGCAAAGAAATGAGTCGTACGGATCAAAAGCATTTAGATGTTGTTATTGTTAACATTTCACCAGCAGTTCATAGACAATACTATAAAGAACAATACGACCCTAAAGCACAGAAAAGAAAACCACCTACATGCTGGACTCACGATAGTCAAGCACCAGCACCAGAAGTTGTAGATAAGCAATCTGCAAGTTGCACTAATTGCCCACAAAACATAGCAGGTTCTGGACCAGGCACTACAAAAGCTTGCCGTTTCAGTCGTAACATAGCAGTTGTATTAGCTAGTGATATGACAGGCGAAGTTTACAGAGTTAAGCTATCTGCTACATCTATCTTTGGTGATGGTGTACCAGAAAGAAGACCTTTACACTTCTACAATGACTACTTAAAAGCAAACAATGAAAGTTTAGGAACCGTAGTTTCTCGCATGACTGTTGGAACTGATACTTCTAATATTGGTTTTAAAGCTATTGGTAGATTATCCGATGAGCAGTTTGCTTTAGCCCAAGAGAAATCACATACTGATGATGCGCAACGTGCAATCGTGTTAACAGTAGCTACAGATAAGGCAGACGAAGATGGTATTGAGTTTGAACAAAAACCTATTCAAAGACCTGCCGCACAACCAGCACCAGTGGATAATATTCCAGAACCCGTAATTAGAGATGCTAAACCTGTAGAACCAGCACCTACACCAAAACCTAAAATTGACCAAGGCGATCTTAGCCTAGATGATTTAGTAGCGGACTGGGAAGGTAAATAGTCAACGGGCGAAAGCACTTTTTATATGTTAAATTACGTAGATGGTATTTAATAACTAATCGCGAGTAGCCCACCAATTGCGAGAGAATAATGCAAATAAAAGAGTTTTTACAGCACGTATGGTCTGAAGAAGGCTGGTATTGCATTATTAATAAAGATGGTAAGGCAGTAACACCTGTCTTTCTAGAAACTATTGATGATGCAGTAAACGAAGTGAACAAACAGTTATCTCTTAATCGAGATGTCTATTTCGCTTGTTCTACATTTAAAGAAGGAACTGAAAAGACACAGGAAAATGTTAAGGAAGAGAAAATTCTTTGGCTTGATATTGACTGTGGTCGTGACGAAGAAAAGAATAAGTGGAAAGACTACCGAACTAAAGAAGACGGTTTAAAAGCTTTACGTAAGTTTACAGACCAAGCCAAACTACCAGAGCCTACAATTATAGATTCTGGCAATGGTATCCATTGTTATTGGCCTTTTACACACCCTGTTCCTAAAGCCGCTTGGCAACCTGTAGCTGAAGGACTAAAATTCCTATGCGAGAAGTATGAGTTTAAAGCTGATCGTGCTTGTACATCAGACTCATCTCGTATGCTTCGAGTACCTAACACAAAGAACTTTAAGGATAGATTTAACCCTAAAGATGTTGTTATATTAAATCAAGGGACACCAACGTCTTTTGATGAGATAGCATCGTATATTCCTATTCATTTAGTTCCTAAGCCTCGTGTTAAGAAAGAGATGAATGAAGCTACCAAACTATTGATGGAAAATAGTTCATCAAGCTTTATTAAGATAATTAATCGTTGCCGTAACAACGATGGTTGCGCACAACTAATGCACATCGCCACAAAGCAAAAAGAAATTGAAGAACCTTTATGGAGATCTGGCTTATCTATTGCGGCTTTTTGTGAAGACTCTGACACAGCAATACATACTATATCAAAACACCATCCAGGTTATGACTTCAATACTACCGAAGATAAAGCTAATCGTATTCCAGCACCACACACTTGTCGTGAATTTGAAAACAAACGACCCGAAGGATGTAAAGATTGTAAGCACAAAGGTAAGATTACTTCTCCTATTCAACTAGGTAGAGTTATTGCTCGTGCTCGTGGTGCAGATAATATAGTAACTGCAAAGTCTTATGAGTTTGGGGAAGAGTTAAAGTATGAGATACCAGACTTACCTCACCCATATTTTAGGGGTAAGAATGGCGGTATATACAAATCACTACCCGATGAAAGTGATAATGGAATACAGATTTATGAACATGACTTTTATCTAGTAGATAGAATGCATGATTCTGTAACAGGTGAAATGTGCTGGTTTAAAGTTCATTTACCACAAGATGGTGTTCGTGAATTTATAGCCCCACTAGCTACAGTTCTAGCTAAAGATAAGGCTCGTGATTTAATTGTGTCATACGGTATTGTTTGCTATGGTAAACAACTCGATAACTTAATGGCATATATTGCAGATGTAGTCCGTGCTAAACAAAAAGAAAAGTCTGCTACTCACATGTATAAACAATATGGTTGGAATAAAACATTCAACAAGATACTTATAGGTAATCGTGAGATAGATGCCTACCATTCAACTTATGTTCCTGTGTCAACAGACTTAGACGAAGTAAATTCTAAACTACACAAACAAGGTACCTATGAGTTGTGGAAAGAGGCTATCAGTGTATACGAAAGACCAGGTATGGAGTTACGTGCTTTTGGATTCTTTTGTGCCTTTGGTTCATTACTTATGCCGTTGTTTGGTGGTAAAGAACAATCAGCAGTTGTAAGTTTTTACAACCCTAAAACAGGACAAGGTAAATCTACAATCCTTCAAGCTATGACTAGTGTATATGGCGACCCTAATATCAATGCTAAACTTATTAATGTGTGGGGCGATACACAAAACTCTGTAGTTAATCGTCTAGGGTATATGAATAACTTACCTACTGCAGTTGATGAGTTTACCGATGTAACGGCAGATGACTTACATGAGTTTTTAAAGTTTGTATCTATGGGTCGTGGTAAGAACCGATTGGGTAATGGCATCAATAAGGAACGAGCCAACAATACAACGTTTAATTTAATATGCGTTCTTTCAAGTAATACAGATTTTAGAACAGTTATTCTTTCCAAAAAAGCACAATCGTCTGGTGAAATGGCTCGATTCATTCAGTTTAAAATTGAAAAAGATACAACTTTAAACAAAGAAGAGGCCGATGTTTATTTTGATAAGATGATGAATAACTATGGTCATGCTGGTGAAATTTGGGCAGAATATTTAATACGTAATCTACCACGTGTTCGTGATTTATTAAAACAAATGCAGCTTAAGATTGATAAAGAGTATAGATTAGAAGGTGAAGATCGTAAATATTCAGTAACGTTGGCTGCCGTGTTTTTAGGGGCAACATTAGCTAAGAAGTTAGGTATACACAATATTGATATAGGTCCTGTATATGAAGCAGTGCATAAAGCTTTAGATATTGGTAAACAAGAATTAATAGAAAAAGACTTTAACCCCATAGAAATACTAAGTACCTACCTACGTCTTAACTTTAAGAATACGTTAGTTATTAATAGTAAAGTTGATAGTAGGTCTGGACTACCAGAAGCACCTATACAAAAACCTATACATGAGTTAGCAGTGCGTATAGAACCCGACACACAAACCATATACATACCTAATTCAGCTATGACTGACTACCTTAAAAAGATTGGTATTGAACTTAAAGACTTTCTTAATGGACTAAAGGATCAAGAAATACTGCTTCCATCGTCTGGTAAACTAAAGTCATTACATAAAGGTCTAGAAACATCAAGTCCACAAACGCGTTGTTTATGGATTAGTTCAGCTAAATTTGAAGACATAGGAGTAGAAGATGCAGTCTAACGGAATGGATTATCAAATTGATTGGCCTAATTTTCAACCAGGTTCGTCAATGTTTATACCTGCTATTGATACTAAAGAAGCATTAGATGCTGTAAAAAAAGAGAGCAAACGATTAGAATTTCAGTTTGCTCACAAGATAGTTGTTGAGAATGGAGTTAAAGGAATAAGAGTCTGGCGTTTATAAACCTGCTCTTTTCCTAAGATCTTCAATATTAGATAACATTTTTTGTTTTCTTAATCGAAGTTCACGTATTTTAACACCTTTTTCTTCTGGGCTCATTTCGCTATTTGGTGCTTCCATAATCTTAGTTTCTTGATGTCTAATTGTAGTTAGATTGCGATTAATGTTGTTAACTTGTGCTTGCACTTGAAGTATTTCTTTGTTTTCTTCTCTAAAGTTTTTAGTCTCTTCAGAAGTGCCGTAAGATTTTTTAAAGTTGTAAGAGTTAACAGCAGTATTTACCAACTCTCGTAACTCATAAAAGTCAGTCACATCTTTGTTACCAAACTCATGAGATACAAAAGCAGCTGCACCTGGTATTGAAGCTATAGTGTCACGGAATGATTTTTCTGGCGGGCTTTTATCTTCAGACGCAGATATTACACGATCAACAGCCATTAAACCCAAGCCTGCAGTATACCCAAAATAAGCTTTAAGAATATAATCTACTTTCATAGGTGACATCATTCCTGTACTGCCTAAAACTTTAGCTAGTTCAGATGTGTTAGGTGTATATTGATCTTCTGTATTTCTTTCTGAAATACCTTGTCCTACAATATCTCTTCCTGTGTAGAAGTCTTTATTTAAAGATACTTCAAATATAGGTTTAATAGCTTGAGGCATAACGTTAGGGCTTGCTATGGCGTTAATTAGTCCCATCTTTAATGCATGAGCTGCCTTAGTTCCATCTTCAGAGCCTTGATCTAAATTCATTTGATAAATATGTTCAGGTAGAATTTTAGATATAAAAGTAAACAAATCAGAACGCAATGGTAAACTTAAACCGTCAGTACCAAGAATAATTAAACGTCTATCACGAACAGACGGGTCTAATTTTTTATACCCATCATCATCTGATATCATCATGTTATACATTAAGCTCGCAATAGAAACTTTAAATAGTGTTGAAGCTAATACTTTACGTGCTTCTGCTTTTTGTGATGGTCCAATACCACGACCCATTAAAACTTTACCTGTTACATTTAATGCTTGTAGGTAAGCCCCAAAGAACGGAACTGTTTGACGTAGGAAGTTTACAGAACCAGATGCACCAGAACGTCTAAAGTTAATTACTTCAAACGCACGTTCAACAGCTAGAGCTTTATCGCCACCTTCAATCCTACCATTAACTTTCTTACCGCCTGTTTCAAGAAGCGTTCTATTATAGATAGCTTGACGAACAGCATTATCAGAAGCCATAGAAAAGTTTTCTAGTTTACCTTTAATTCTCTGATAGTTAGATGTTTCTAATAAATTAGATTTCATTTCAGCTTCAATACGACTAACAGCAGATGACCAATCTTTAGTACCTGTAGCACCACGTGCAGTTAACTCTTCATGCGCTTTACTTGTGCCACTTAATGTTTTAACAAACTCTTTAAATACTTCTAAAGGAATAGCAAAAGGATGTTTAACACCAGATGTAATCATAGCGTTGAATCCGTCTTGAGATAACTGACCTATAGAGAATAACGGGTTTAATACGATGTTCTTACGTAGTAAGTTTGTAAACTTGGCGGCGGTAGATAACGCAGGGATAACAATAGGTTCCATACCTGTAAATGCATGAACAAATAATGGATCATCAAACTCATAATGTTGAACTTCACCATCTACCCATACACCTGTTGTGTTCTCACGTCTAGCAGGATTAACTTTATCTACTTTACGAACTTCATCAGGGATATGTTTCATGGCAGCCTGAACTAAATCTGTTGCCGCACGGTTTCCTACACTCTTACGGATAGCATAACTTACCCAACGCTCCATGTTATCAAACACGTTGTTGATTTCTTTTTCACTACCTCTAAATTTTTTATCTTTTGCTAAATCAACAATACCTCGACTAAAATCTTTAGGGCCTGCTCTATTTTCTAATTGTTCTACACGATAGAATGGAACATACTCAATAGCGTCAAGCAGTATCTTAGCATCCATCTCGTTATATAAACCAGAGTCAACCATAACCTTTAAAGTATTTTCACGAGTCTTGTTCCACTGTTCAACAACTTTATCCATGCCTTTAAGTTCTTTGAATAGTTTTAAACCAGCCGCAATCTCTTCTTCAGATAAGTGCACAAACTTATGGTTAGCAGAGTAGTATTCTGTAGCATCTTTTTGTTTGTTACGCACGTTTAAATCACGAGTGTGGTCTTCTACTATTTTATTTTTAGCTACAATACCGTTACCAAACTCACCATCTACTGTACCATAACGTCTAGCAATCAACGCTTGGCCCGCATACTTCTGCATTTCAGATAAAGGTATCCCATTTAATTTAGCGGCTTCATCTAGTGACTCAACCATCTTTTTCCAACTGTGTGGACTATCGGTCACTACATACTTATGTTCAGTTGTGTTGTATTCAATGCCGCCATGTTCAATAAATTGATGAGCTAAAGCTTCACGATGTAGAGCTTGGGAAGTTGATATTTGATACATGACGTTCTTCATGGTATCCCATGACAAGCCATCTTTCTCCATACTTCTTACGATACGATTATTAAATGCCGCATCAGATGAAAAGAACATAGTCTCAGCTTTATCTAGCGTTTTTTGTAAGAAACTAGTTTTGTCTTTATTAATCTCTTTAATATTATTATAGGCAGTATGGAACAAGCCTGGGTCTTTTGTGGACTCATTACCACCAGCTTTCTTAAACAAATCATTTAAGTGTGCGTTGGGTTCAGGTTGTTTTTTAGCAAATTGAATCCCTTCTTTAGCTTCACCTTTTAAGTTACCTGCTAATGATTCACGAAGTGAACGAGATACTAAATCGTGTAAGTCTTTGACGCTTAGTGTATCAGCTTTGATTAAGCCTTTTCTAAGAAGAAAGTTTTTAACCGCCGCAATAATGCGTCTAACCAAACTATGATTAGGTGCTGACTCAACAAGCCTTGCTAGAACTTCTTCTTGATATTCTTTTGAACCTGGTTTTAATTCAGAATAATTTTTATCCACAAATGCATGAGCGTCTGTTACACGTTGATCTTTACCGTTAAGATATTCAAAACGTTTTAACACATCTTTATATATGTCTGTACCTACCATTTTTTCTAATCCATAATGTACACCTGTTTCGTGGTGTAGATAGCCTAATGCTTCACCTTTGTTTAATCTATCGTGGATAAGGTATGCCTTACCTTCGTGATAGAATGCAGGTGAGTTTGCAGGAACTTTAGCTTTTTCTGGAATTTCTTTAGATGATATAACATTTAAGTCACCACGATCCATAGCTTTTTTACCGTTTGGACCTACGCTATCTATGATTTCTTTTTGAACATTTTCTTTTGTGCGACCTGTGTCTGGAATTCGTTCACTTTGTTTAGCATACATGTCATCAGATTTGATTTCTTGTTTTTGCAGTAAAGGCTCACGCTTACCTGTGTAGTCTTCAATGAATGCATCAATCATTGCATTATAAGCTTGTGGGTCCTTAGCAAATTCAGACTCTTTATTTTTACCTAGTCTTTTAGGGTTGTATCTAAACAATGAATTTTGTAATTTTTTAAATGCTTCAACTTCTTGTGGTGTAGCTTTACGTTTAAGAATATTATCAATATCGTTTTTTGTATTATGGCTAACGATGAATTCTTTAGCGTTTTGAATGCTTTCTTTCATTACTAATTCAGATGGTTTAATTTCACCATGTACAGGATCAATTTCTTTTTTAATAGAGTTTTTTAAATCTTCTATTAATGATCTAGGAGCATCTTCAATTTGCTCTAAATTTCTAGACAAGTATTTAACTTGTTTTACCAGATCATTTTCTGGCGGCATATTTTTTAACAGTTCAGATTCTTGTTTAGAACGTTCAATGTTACGTTGTTCTCGAACTGTTTTTAAAAACTCTGTTCGTGCTCTATCTCTAATTATAGGATCTGGATCGGAAAGTCTATCCGTGAACGAAGTAGGTGTTAGATTGTCTGCAGGTTTAACATACTCTAAAGACTTAGCTTTTAAGGAACCTTCTTGTGGTATCTGCTGTTGGAATTTTTGTGCTTTATCAGCAACATCATAATAGGCTCCAAGAGGGGCTTCACCTTTAAGTTGGTTATTTAATGCAGCGGATTGTGCTGCTTTTCCAGCATCAGATCGTCCAGCATCATCCCTATTAAACTCCACTGCGCTAACGTCAGCTTGGTTAATTCTTTTGGCGGGTTTAGGTCCTCTGACACTAGGACTTGAAACGCCATCTCGATTTCCTTCGAGGTTAAGCTCAGATTGTCCTGTAACATTTTGTTCTCCTGTTTTTGGTAGTGTATCATTTAAAAATTTTTCTATTTTAGCTTGAGTTGTTGCAGAAACACCATTTCTTGAAGCGTGTTGATCTAGAACACTTCGGATAATTTTGTTTTGTGTAGCATCATTAGCATCAAACCCAACTAATGCATCATGTGGATAAGCAGACCTACCAATACCTAAACTAGTTAATAATTTATTAGTTATAGTGTATGGTTCTTGCGGTGGTGGAGGTGTTTCAGTAGGTTCCGTAAACAAGTCTCCTTGCTTACTACCTTCTAGTTGTTTGGCTTTTTTATCTTCGATAGTTTCACCTAGAGGTAATTCTAGTTGATCTTTTAAAGGTCTTCTGTAATCAGCTTGTTGTGCTTCATAAGCTTTATTAGCAGCTTCATTAGACTGATTAGCCTCTTTAACTTTTTCCATCTCAGCTTGAATGTCACGAGCTTGTTGTTGAAGTTCGGCAATTTTTATGTTTTCTTGACGCGTTAATTCACGAGTTTGAGCTAGTTCACGAAGTGAACCAAGTTCGTTCTGTATCTTATCGTACTTTACTTTGCCTGCTTCAAGTATTGTTTCAGCTTTGGCACGAGGGCCTCTAAGATTCATAGCTCCAAAGATAGGAGATAGTAGTAATGCTTGTCCTCCTGTTTCAGCTATTTCTTGACCAGACATTAAATCTTGTCCAGCTTGTGCACGGCGTAGTTCTTCAGTACCTACCATTAAGCCTGTATTAGATATGGTATTGACACCCATATTCTGAGCATACTGTGTCCATTTGCCTGTAAGTTCTTTTTTAGCTGCGTCTAATGTTAGTTTACCTTCTATAATTTCAGGAGCTAACAGTTTAGCTTCTTCAATTAATTTAGGCCCTACTAATTTATTAATTTTACCTGCACCTGGTACACCAAGTGCTGCAATAGATGCTTGAACACCACCAACTAAAGCTGCTGTAACATAGTTAGGGTCTTTACCTGCGTCTTTCTGTGCTTTAACGTTTTCACCCATTTCAGGTAAGAAATCAGTTAATGCAACACCTGCTGCAGTAACACCTGCTTCACCTAATAAACCTAATGCGGCTTCTGGAGCTACTAAAGGAGCTGCCATACCAGCAGCAATAGGTGCACCAAACCTACCTACCATTCCACCTAATGGTTCAGCTACATACTTTTCTAGATATGCTCCAGCAGCAGGTAATACACCTTTAGCCTTAGCACGTTCTATATCTTCTTGGGTAGTACCTTCGTGAGTTTTTGCAGCTTTTTGACGTTGTTCTTCCGCGGCTTGATCAAAGCCTAAAGCTTCTTCCGTACCTGCTAATGCTTCACGAGCACCAGCTTTAACAGACGATATAAATCCTGTTTTGGTGTCATGTTCTTTAATAGCAGCTAAACGTTTTTGATGCAATTGACTTGCATAAGATAAACGTTGTTCTACTGGAGCATCATCAGGTCCTTCAAACTCATAAAGAAATTTGTCTGGACCCTCTACTTTGTACAGAGCCATTGTTAACCCTTATAGTTTGTTTTGTCTGTAAATCCTGGAAATGCGTTACCACCAGTACCAACTTTATGTGTAGCAGCATATTCGTCAATGGTACCTGTATTTCCTGCAGCAATCCATTTATCGTAATCTGTTCTTAATTTAGATGCATCCTGAACTTCTTTAGGGCCAAGACGATATTCACTTGCAGCTGCGCCAAAGCCCTTAGGATCAATCATTGAACGTTCAATAATTCTTTCGGTGTCACCTGGTTTATTAACTTGTGCTCTTGAAATATCATTACGTTCTTTACCAAGAGCTTCTTCTGCTTTCCAATGAGTTACTTCAGTTTGGTTTTTATAAATATCTTTGTAAATTTCAGCAGATGTTTTAAGCGCTTGTTGTTTAAGCTCTATTGAAGATTTAAGATCACCCACACGTCTAGCAATTTCAGACTGTGTAATATCATATTGTGCTTTTTTAAGGTCGGATAAATGTTTTTCTTGGGCTTCTTTATCTTTAACATATAAAGGTATTTCTTGAGCTAGTGCGCCCATAGCGGCTTTAATAACTCCACCTGGTTGAGTTGCCATTGTAGCAAACATTGTTGCACTATGTAACCAAAACATTTGCCTATCTTTTTCTTTAGCCCCATCAATTTCATCTTGGAATTGTTTAAAACGTGCCAAAGCATGAGGTCCATTAATAGGATCTTGAGTAATATCTGCTAATCCTTTAGCTAGTTTTGTATCTAAATCTTGAAGCCCTGCTGCGGCGTTTTTAGCTTCAGCATATGGACCATCTGTAGTAGTAGTAGTAGTAGAAGTTTGTTCAGGAGCAGTCCCCTTGATACCTTGATTAGCTGCTTGAGGTGCAGCGGGTTTATTTGCTAATTGCCATGCTGCTGCTCTAGCTGCCATATCATTAGCAGGTGCTGGTGCTGCTGCAGGTTTTTTTAATTGATCTTGCCAATTTAAACCGTTATTAACATTGCTTTCACCAGCTAATTCCATTAACCTATCTCTAGTAGGATTAGAAACAGGACCAGATCTACCTAAAGTTAATTTAGAATCATCGGCTTTAGGTACATCAGAAATACCAAATTCATTTAGGGTTGATCTAGTATAGTCGTAATCAGGTGAACGTACAGGATCAGTGCCTTGTTGCCATTTATCATATGCATCAGATGCTTGTTGTTGTTCATCAGACATAACTTTATCGCCCACTTTAAAAGCTACAATACCACCTGAAGCTAATTCAGGTACAGCACCTAACTGTCTGTCAGCTAGAATTTGTTTGATTTCAGATAATTCAATACCTTTAGCTTGTTTAGCTAATTCTTGTAATTTTTCAGTAGGTAATCTTTCTAAACTTGCTGCAACAGAACCACCTACATCAAATGACATGATGCCACCTTGAGCTGCTGTTTTAGGAGCTGCTGCGCCTAATGATCCCAATGCACCCGCTGCACCCAATAATTGAGTACCTGCTGAAGGTTGAGCTTGATACATAGAAGTAGTAGGAGCATTTAATGGTAAACCACGAGTCATGTTAGACATGAAACCTAATTCCATTAATGGATACTGTTGAGCTGTAGCGTAATCTTGAATAGATTGATTAATCTTAGCTTGTTCTGCTGCTGTTTGTTGAGCACCAATTTGATTTTGAGTACCAATGATGCCTTGTTGTGCAGCTAATTGTTCTTGACCTAATTGACCTAATGTAGCTCCAGCTTGACCTGCTTGACCATAACCTTGAAGTGCTGCTTGTTGACCTTGAAGTCCTAAACCCGCACCATATTGTTGTGCCTGTTGAGCTTGTTGGAATGCTTTATCATAAGCAGTACCAATAAGTTGACTTTGAGCTGTTCCCATATTACGAGCATTTTCAGCAGCCATAATAGCTTCACGACTTCCACCAAAAGCACCTGCACCCGTTGCAGCTGATTGTTGTTGTGTTCCTGTAATACCATATTGTCTACGAAGTTCAGCAAGCGCTGGATCTAATGTATCCTTTAAGTAAGGATTCATAAAGTTTTTCATAGCAGCTGGATCTTGCGCCATTTTCATATAGTCATTACCAGCTCCAGCCGCAGTAGTTGCTGTGCCTAAAGCACCAAGACCACTTGCTGTAGCCATACTAGTTCCTGGAGCAAATTGACCAGGCATAGTTAAACCAGATGCTTGTGTTTGAGCTGTTTTTTGTAGCGGAGAGAATCCTGCTACATAGTCATTCATATTAGTACTATATGGAGTATATGATTTAAGTGAGCCCAAAGACCCATCAGGATTCATATTAAATAATTGTTGTTGTGTAGCGCCTAGTTGATTTTCTACATAAGGCTGCATCCAATCAGGAATATTAGATGTTTGCGTTGATACTTGTTGAGGTGCTGGAGCGCCATCATCACCAAAGTCGATATTAAACGTAGTTAATTTAACCCATGTTAAAGGGTTAAAAAAGAAATTAAACAATGACATCATTTTCATACACTATTCCTATAATAATTTTTCAACCACATTAGTAGTTTTTTCTAAACCCATTACCATTTTATAAAGTCTTGCTTGTGAATCTTTAGCTTGCGCTTTAATTTTTGTAGCCCCTTGACTTCTTGCAAACTGTTCTATTTGGTCAGTGACTTCTTTTACTACAATACCTTTACCACCACAAGCAGATATATTAAGTATTCTATGCATTGGTGAATTAATAAAATACATTATAAAAGCGCCTATAATAATATTATCTTCAACAACAACTAATAAATTATTAGTTTTGCTTATAACATTGAGCTTGTATTGTTCAATATTATGTTCATCTAGATCAGATCTATCAGAATCTTTAAAAAAATGTTTTACTGAATCCCATACATGATACACATGGACAATATCAACTACTTGTAACTGTTTCATGCAGGTAAATATTTTTTAGGATTTATTTGTTTACCTTGAGCTTTTTTACCTGTACGAGCTGTTCTTACTTTATCCATCATTGTATGTAAATGTTTAGCGCCTGCATCTGTTGAACCATTACCTAAATGAGAAACTACATCAGCAGGAACTACAAATTCACCATCAGCTAAACGAGCTGGTTGACGATCAGCAATAGTTGCAGGAATATTATCACTCATACCATCGCCTGGACCTTTTAATAATCTAGGTTGATTTCCACCTGCAGCATAACCACCTAAACTATAACCCATTATACCACCACTTGTTGCTTGAACAGCTTGTGATTGAGCATTTGCCATTTGAGGATTTATGCTTTGAGGTTTAAAAGGTGTAGCTTTAGTAATAAAATCTAGTTTTTTAGCTCTTGTGTTTGTAGCTGTTAAGGCATCTTGTAAAGCTGTATCAGTATCAGTATCTACATATACACCAGTATCTGCTGCTGGCGCTTCTTTAAATTTAGGATTTATAGCTTGTTTATAAAAACTTAATAAAGGGTTAGTAGTTGAACCACCTTCAACCATTTTTAAAGGTTGAGCACCTGAATAAGGATTTGTTAAAGGTTCATAACCTGCATTAACTACTTCAGCACTTGTAGGCATTTGAGTAGGAGTTGCAAATCTAGTATTAACTTGTTGGCTTTGAGGATACATTTGACCTGGCTGTGGCGTTGTAGCTGGGCCACCCATAGCTAAACTCATAATGCCGCCTTGAGCTGCATATTTAGGAGTATAGTAATTAGGAGTTGCTGTAGCAGCTTTATAATTAGAAGCTAAATGATATTTAGATAAAGGACCTGTATATTTTTCAGGACCTGGTAATGTTTGTTTATTCATTGCATCATAAGCTTTAGCACCTACTAAACCTAATCCTAAAGCTGATTTAGGATGTGATTCAACCCAATCAGCACCTTTATTAAATGTATCGCTTATGTTAGAAAACAAATCAGAACCTGATTTAAAGCCTTGGTCAAAATAATTACCAATACCCATTTCTTTTAAATTTACACCTTGACCTAAACCTTCTGAAGTAGCTGCGCCACTTAAGGTAGGATCTAAAGCTTTTGAATTAGCAACACTAGTTAAATCAACTCCAGGCGCACCTAATCCTGATTGTCTAGCAGCTGCATCTAATGTAGGATCAATAGCCTGCGAATTTTGTAATGAGCTTAAATCAACACCAAAAGGAGCTTTAGCAAGAGCTTGTTCACTTGCTGCAATAGATTCAGGAGATGCACTAGCAGTACCTTGTAAAATACCAGGAACATTACCCGCTTGCATAATACCTGTAGCTTCAGGAACAGCTGCAACAGCTTCAGGAACAACAGAAGCAACCTCAGGTATTGCGCTAAGGCCAGCAGTAGTTACTCCAGCAGCGGTAGCTTCAGCGGCGGCGGTAGCGGCGGCAGCTTCGGCAGCAGCTTCGGCAGCGGCAGTTTCAAAGGCGGTAGCAGTAGCAGCTTCAGGAAGAGTGGCAGCTAGAGCAGCAAATATTGTTTCCATATTAAGTCCTTAAAATCATAAGTTTGTTTTTGAAATATTTTACCATGTTATGTACCTTGTGCACCACTAATAATAATGGCTAATCCCGTTGATGATCCTTTAACTTGAATGGTATCACCTGCATTCATAATTTGAACCCCATTCCAATGGATGATATTATTAGCAGCTACAGAGGTATTATAATATATGGCGTTTGATGTATCTGCGGTCCCACCACTAGGTACTATATGAACATACACCCCTAAAGCTCCAGCAGTGGTATTACACACATTAATATCTTTTACAAAGGTTCTTGTTGCAGGTACAGCAGGAATAGTTGAAGCTGAAGGCACTGTATATATAGTAACATAGGAAGCTGTTACAGCAGAACTTGCTAGTTTATACCCTATTAAGTTTTGAAAATTAGCCATTAGATTCCACCAAGCCAGCTGATAGTAAGTTGGCTATATAACGAAGTTGCATATAGTTGATTATTATTGTCATTTTGTACATAGTATAACCGTTGCGCATTGTTTAACTGGTCTTGATAAGTTTGACTATACTCAACAGGCGCAATCGGTAAGTTAGGCGATACTGCTGTTAATATGTTTTGGTTGTTTTGTGCGTTAGCCATTATCTTCTTCCATCAGGTCTAATATCAATACGAGGCA